ATATTTGGAATACCATCACCAGTATCACCCTTGACAATATGTTCAATCATAAAGTCACGGATCTCTTGTTTGGTTGCAGTGACATATTTCTTCTGCATTGGCGACCACTGTTTAACAGTAGGGTACAACTGCAACTGTTTGAAGTCTTTATCAGAAGAAAGGATAAGAATCTTTTGTGACTCTTCAACCAAACCTTGTTGAACTAGAAGATTCTCTTGAAGATATTTTGCCATGACAGCAATAACATCATCAGCTTCAGCACGATCCACATGGATAACTCGATATGGAAAGTATGTTCGCAAGTCTTCACGCATCTCTGATAGTGTATCAAAGATTAGTTTCCAATCTAGATCAGAAGCATCACGATTCTTTTTACGAGATGCTTTATAGTACTCGAAATATTCCTTGCGCCAGTATTTACGACCATCGCAACAGATAACCATTTCTCCGTACTCTTTACCATATTTTTTCTTGTATGATTTAATTGTGGAAAGAGTCACATGACGAATAAGATTCTTCACTTCGGATTCTGTTCCTTTCAACTCTCGCTGAAAAGTCAGAATTGCTGCCAAGGCTACTTGGCTATAATCAACTAAAATCATTTGTCTTCCTTTAAATGCTGTACTGTTAAAAATATAGAACAGCAATATCTTCCATCACCACTTAGCTTATTAGATGTCATCTCAATAGTAGAAACTTCATGTACTATGTAACTGGGAATAATAACAACTCTGTTTTCTCTACATTCAATAGTGGCTTTCTTTGTTTCACCACGAGAATATAAAGTAATATCTCCACCATTAAATTGTTTTGGTTCAGTGTGAAAATAATTTAGAACCGTAAATACAGCAGAGTCTGTATGCTTTGAATAATATCCAGCATTTTCATAGTATGATAGTAAATGATTTCTAACATTACAATGATAAAATAAACTGAATAATGAGTTATATGAAAGTATTTTCTCTGTAGTTTCTTTCTTAGAGAAATTTTCCATGGGGTATCTAATCAACGCTGAGTGTTTCCAATCTCGAAAAACATGGTCAACCCAAACACCAGACTTGGTAGTGATAAAATTGCCTTGTAAATCTACTGCAGCTTCGAGTTTATCTCGATCGTCAACCATAATAGATGGTTTAGTCAAAAATTTCAACTCATGGTGAATTTCTTTTAATTGTTCTTCACTGTAGAAATTATCAATAATGATAGCATCAATACCATCACCAATGTAACTAAACTCCATTAAAATGCTCCTAGAATAATACACTCTTCATTAACACGACCATTTGGTGTCGTTGGTTTGGTGGTTAGTTTCTTAAATGCACCATTGAGTGCTCGCTTACCCAGTGCTAACCCCTTAAAGAATTCCTGTGGTTTACGAAGAGTCATTGTCTGAGAATCTTTGACACTGAATCCAAGGATTGTCGTACCCTTAACAGACAACAAACCACTTTCTGCTTTATACACAGTAACCTTACGATACTTTGTATTGTAAATCCACACTTCAGTAGAACCAATAATTGATTCTGGTTTAGCTGACTTAAGATCAAACTCTGCGAACTCTCGCATGAACTTCATCTTAGACACTAGCTTTGTTGGAGATTGTGGTTTGCGTTTGCGTGGAGCACGAGATGCTTTGGCAGTTTGTACTTGCTGTTGGCAGTCTGCGATCATCTCATCAACAAATGCAGAAAACTTCTTCAACTCTTTCTTGGTAAAGTTTGAATAGCCCTCTACTAATTGTTCATCGTCACCAGCAATAGCTTCTTTCAATTCTTCTGAAAGACCAACAAACAACTCACCAATTCGTTTGGCGACTGGTGCTGATACTTCATTGGAAAGAAGATAATTCTTAGCTGAGAATACTACATTACCATGAGAGATAACAAAGTCGTCAATACCAGCTTCGAATTCACCTGCGTGTTTATGTGCAGATTCCTCAATGCGTTCCTGAATGCTAATAACATTCGTTGGTGCTTTGACTTCTGTTTTAACTTCTTTGATTACTTTGTATTTGGCAACTAGAACAGCTACTCGGCTCTCAATAAGAGCAATGTGTTCTTCTGATAGTGTGTTGCCATTTGAAAGAAGACGACAAAGAATACCAATCTGGCGAACTTCAAAGTCTGTTGCACGATTAAGTGCTAAGACTTCGTTCTTTTTACCTTGTTTGGCAAAATACTCGATTGCGTATTTGAGTCGTTTCTTATCGTCTGTGTGTTCAGTGAACCATACCAATGCAGTACTGATATCTACATTATAATTCTCTGGACGGATTACTGGTTCATCTTTAACTTTATTAAACTCAGCGTGTGCTTTAGCTCGTTTTTTTGCAGCGTTCAAATTCATAGGTTCCTAACCTCCATAATATAATATCTATTATACCGCAATTCACAATTAAAGACAACTAATAACCCTATCCAGTGTAGGGTTATTTTGCAGTGATTTTCTCGTATAGCTCCACAAAGTCCTCGTGGTCTGCAACTTCCTGAGCTAAATTCTGACGATGATATGTCTTTGCAATCTTGGAGATAATTTTCTTTGGGATTTGCAATTGGTCAGATTGTTCCTTAACGATCTCTTTAATTAGATCTCGTTCTGCTTCTGTGCGAATCATGGAATTGCTAATCTCTTGAATAGCACCTTGTAGGGTTTTCTTTTGTTCTGGTGTCAATGCGTAGTTCATTTCTTGCTCCCAAATGATAGACCATCACCACGAATCACTCCACCTAGAATGACTACTGCAGCCCAAGTCTCAAAAGAGAATGTGATTGCTAGTGCTGGAAATAATGTATTCAATGCCCAAATCGTTGCGAGTGGACCAATAACGATAAGGAATACGATAATAAGAATAATTGCTAAGAATTTCATTGTGTTGCTTCCTTTACTGAGTCCCAACGGAAAGATCTCCACTCTTGCTTGCTTGTGTCAAAGACTCGAATTGCTGAGTCATTTCCCTGTCCAGCAGTCGTGCTATTTGATGCTTCCGACTTAGGGAGTTTGTCTGTTGGGATTTTACTTTCGTTGAGGGTGCAGAACATTTCTCGATCTGTACCATCTTTTTTGGTAAACACAATGCGCAAATCTTTTGAATCATGTAGTGCTTTCCTTACTTGGTCTTTAAATTCATCAGTTTGGGTTACTGTCAGGTTCATTTTCTAATCTCGCTTTCAATTCATTAATAACAGGTGTAAAGAATTCTCTAAATTCTTTCGTCTCAAAAAACCATGTGTGTCCGCTATCTGTAATAACTTTACCAGTGGCTTCATCCGTAAGTTTAGTTGTAACAGTTAGTTCTATCAAGTCATACTTCTGTTCCTTTACCTTGATAGTCCTTAGCAGTCCACCACGATAAATTTCAGCTTCATAATTAAGACTCATACAATTCCTTTTTGTGCTTAGGTTTACGAATGTACTGAACCTTACTCTCAACTACACGCATGCGGTATTTGGGAGTGCGAACATCCTTTGCAATTGGATCTCTAGGTTTCATTCGTTTATTATACATGTCTTTCTCTTACAAGGCAAATTTCTTTAGTACTTCTTTTGCATCTAAGCATAGTCCAATCATCTCGTCCATCTCTGCAAGAATAATCATTTCTGACAGAGATTCTGCAAGGATACGATCCTCTTCATCAAGAAGATCCATCCATTCTTGATACTCTTCATAAGTATCAAGACTCCACATATGGTCAAGCATTTCTACTTGATATTCAGTTAGGTTATCAATCTTAATCATTTCTCACCCAATAGGTATTTGTTGGAAATTGCTTTGAATGTCATTCCACCATTCACTTGCTTGAATACGATACCTTCACGCTCTGTGTCTGCGAGAGTAGACTTACCTTCAGCGAAACCCAACAGTTGTGGAATGTCAGTAATACCCAGAGTATCGTACATCTCAGCTTGGTGTGCAAGAATAGGAACATGAGTCAGTCCCATTTCTTTAACCATTGCATGACGAGTTGCTGGATCAACGTAGACACCACCACGAATATCGTAGATATCAAAGACGCAGAACATCGTGTCTTTTAGATTGTAGATGTTACCTTGAATTCCTGGACCAATCAATTCACCTTGCACAGCAAAGTCAGCAAGACCAAATTGAGCACGCATGCTTTCTTCAACGAATGACTTACGAGCAGTCTTCCAGAATGAATTATCTGCAGTTTCTTTCAAGTCCATGTTACGTGAGCAAACACCGAACTCTCCGTCAATCAAGTAGCATGTCATTGAAGAGCCTTCCAGCTTCTCAGTAACCTCAAATTTCAAACCTGATTCGTTTGCAGCAACAATTTCTTTCACCAAGTTTTGGCAACGCTCTTGGTCAGTCTTAGGAATCAGTGTAGGGAAATTACCCTTGCACACACCAGC